ATCAGCTATTCGTGCTGCTAATCTAAAGCAACCGAATTTGTTTAAGGCATCAATTGGGGTTAGCTTTTTACCTTTATTTAGGTAGTCTGCGATTTGTTTGTTTTGGCTCATAGTTTATGGTTTTAATAATGTTAATACTCTTTGTTGTAATTCTTTAAATTCCATTTCAGTATGTGGTGCGTTATAACATTCAAATTTTATTTCACCACCTGTAAATTGGTCTCTAATTACTAAACAATGATAATTTTCATAAAGTCCTTGTCTAGCTAATGATTCTGCTGCTTGATTTAAATGTTCGTGTGTTGCAGTATCAGGAAATCTAACTATAAATATTGGTTTGCTCATTTTGTTATTTTAAAAAGTCAGGTAAATCATTATCTTCCATTTCCTGTTGGTTTTGGGCAAACTCTTTTTTGGCTTCCCAAACATACTCCTTACCATTTCCGCAATATTCCTTCTTGGCTTTCTCTGCCCTTTGTTCGGTTGTTTGTCCGTTATATACTGTATGGTCGTTGCCATATTTATCAACATCCTTTTTTTTCTCAACTACAATAGTTGCGTAATGATTGCCGTTTTTGTGTGCAGTAAATTTGATGTCCTCTTTTTTGATGTTTAATACTATCATTTTATTTGTTTTTATTGTTTAAAATTATCTTCCTTGCCAAGTACTGCCACCAAAGGATATTCCACCTTCGGTGTTGTGGTTATTAAATGTTTCTTCATCGGATGGTTCTTCGCTGGGTATTTCTTCCCAATCGCAGTAGTATCTACAAATTGGGCAAATATCCTGTTCCGTGTTTTTGGTTTCTGCTCCGCAGCAGGTTGAATAGGGCATAGTTTATTTATTTAAGGTTATTGAATAGGTTTGCTTATAAGATTTCAAAGGAATAATCCCTCTTTCAAACTTCTTGCCATTTTCCTCAATTTCTTTTTGTTCCTCTTTAAGAATATCAATTTGTGATTGTAATTCTGCCCAGCGTTCGGAATAACTAGCATAATCATAGGTTTGGCTATCCTTTAGTTTTAATTCTGCTCCCAAGTGATTATATGTTCCTTTAGGGCATTTGCCTAAAAAATCAATAATATGTTCTTCAACCTTTGCTCTTAATGTTTTAGCAAAAGTCTCAATAGCAGCCATTTTAACGGCTAAATCTTCGGGCTTTGTAAATCCTTCATTTAGTTCATTACAAATGTTTTGAGCATACATATCAATTTCGCTTTTTGTGGGTGCGACCTCCCAAATTAATAGATTGTTCATTATGGTTTATTTAGTGATAATATAATTTTAATTCCATCTTTAGTTCCTTCAAGGTAATCCCCTTTAGTATTAAGTGTAAATTCATATCCAGCTTCTTTATAATTACTATAACGTGCTGGTGTATGCCAAGCAAGACAACTAATGTCAAATTCGCTTATGCTAATAGTAAAAAAGTCATTTATATTAACTTTTTCTGATACTTTTTGGTATTGTTCGGTTAAATTCATAAAATTGATTGTTTGGTTTTAAATATTTCTTTTAATTCAGGACTATTGTCCACTAATCCCATATTGTATGAATATAGCGTTTTTAGTTCCGTTTTTGACACGCAAAGGTCAACGGCTAACTCCACATCCAATTCAGTAAGATGTGCCTTTAAATAGGCTGATTCATCCGCTTGTTGCATTTCCTCGCTAGTGTATATACCACTCAAGTCTTGTGGGTATGCTTTTCTCAAAGCTAATGCCTCTGCAACCTTACCTAACATAATATGTGGCTTTGCCCATAAACCCATTGGTTTGCCATCCTTATCAAATTGGCAATACTCTGCTAAATAAGCAACTCCAACCGATGCCTCAAAGCGAATGTCATTGTGGAATCTAAATACTGAAATCTTACAGGAAATCAAAACCCCATTTTCATAAGTAAACAATGGCTCGGATTGTCCACCATAATTACCTGACCTCTCCGCAATAACTCGGAATCCATCAATGGATGTTTGGATTGACATTCTTTTACCGCCTTTACTCCAGCGGTGAATACAATAAATCTGCCTTGTTAATGGGTCTAATCCTGTGCGTTTGCACTGGTAAAGAAATAGCTTTAACTCATCTTGAGTAGCTTCAGGAGCAATTTGAGATTTTATTAGTTCCAACTGCTCCTTGTTGAAATCTAACTTTTGTAAATTGTTGTTCATAACTAATGGTTTAGGATGTGAAATTAATACTTTATTTGTTAATAAACAAATTAAAGTAAAATATTAATGTTAATAAGGTCTTTTTCTAGGCTATCATCGTAAGGGTGCGTAATGTCGTTTTGGATGCAAGTAATGGAGTGAATAACAGTTGTGTGGTCTCTATTTAATACATCCCCAATGTCGCTTAACATCATCCTTGCCTTTGTCCTTAAAAGGAACATTATAACTTGTCTTGGCTTAACAATTTTACGTTTTCTGCATTTGCCTTTAATATCTTCAATTGATATTCCGTAATAATTGCTAACTGTGTTTAAAATATCATTAGCCAATTGTTCCTTTTCGCTCTTGCTCAATCTTTGCTTCAGTACGCTTGGTACTATCCAATAGTTCATTTAATTCTAATTTAAGTTTGGTAATTTGTTTTCTTAACATCTCGTTTTCTAGTTCCAAGATGTAATTTTCACGCATCAAATTTTGTTTGGTGTTGTCTATATAACTCATTGAATTCTATTTACAGGTAAAATAAAGTTTTCAGTTATATCGTACAATTCAACTACCAGCCAATAATAAGATTTTAGGATTCTCTTTTGAATGTCGTTAAGTTCCGCTAATCTTATCAGGTAATTGTTTTCGTGTGTAAATAACCTTACATTATCATACGACCCAGCTGCCCTCCATTCGGCTAAAAGACCCTCCTGTCTTGATTGTTCGCTTTGTGCCTTCTTTAATAACTCAAGTAAACAGGTTGCCCTTTGGTGTAGTTTTAGTTGTCTGCCTTGATAGTCTAGTTTCATAGTTTATGGTTTTTCGTAGTATTTTTGAACAATAATTGATACCAACTTGCTGGGAGCTAAATACATCTTTTTAGCTTCTGCATCCACTTTCTTTTTGATTGATTCAGGTAGTCTAATGCAAACCACCTCTTTTTTTTCTACTTTCATATTTTGGTTTTAAATGTTTTGTAAATAAGCACACATAAGGAATGCAAAGATTAAAATAACGATTGCTTGAAATTTTCGGTTTTGTTGTTCGGACATAGTTTATAATTTAATGATTGATAAAATGATTTGGTTGTTGGCAAGATCAATGGTGCGGAATTTCACAAGGAAAAATCGTGTGCCATCAATCTCATAGTCAAGGTAGATGTTATCTCCACCGACTGCAATAAACTGCCCATTGTAAGGGTAAAAGTTGTTGTCATAGATTAATACAGGTTTCATAGTTTTTGGTTTAAGGTTTAAAATATATGCGTTAATTAATCGCACTTATGTTATTTATTTATAAAATTTCTATACTTGCAATTGTACTTTTAAGCCAACCTTCTTTATTAAAATTTCCGTCATCAGTATTTTTTCGCATAATAATAATTGATTTATCATTTTGTTTTACAAAAGTTCCTTTAATTACATCAAATCTAAATTTGTTATCATAAGGTTTCATCCAGCGATAATTAAATTCTATTTCATCCCCTTCTTTAAGCGTATCAAATTGCTTTTGATTAACTACAAACTTTTGCTTTATTAACCATTCTTGATAATCACAAGGTGTAGTATAGAAATTTTGACTTTTGTATTTGCCAAATTGTAATATAAAATCGTTCATAGCTTTTGGTTTTATCATACGAAGATATAAAACAATTACAATACTAACAATAAATTATTTAAATTATTTTAGTTAATTTTATGTTAAAATGTTAATGCTTTGTAAATCAAAGAGTTATGCAAAAGTTTACTAATTGAGAACTTTATTTCTTATTTGCATGAATTTTACATTGGGATTCATGCAATAGTTAATAAATTGGCAATATATGTCCGAAATAGTGGGACAAATATTACAAAAACTGTGTCAAAGTAAGGGGTAATTCGGTAGTATTGTTACCAATTTATGTGGAAATGTAAACTACAACTATCATAAAATGTAAAATATGCAAGTTTTGATATTATAAAATCCTGTTGTACCTAAATTATAAAGTCAAGCTATTATTTTACTTTATGGGTACTAAAGTAAAACTATAACTTTACTATTATACTTTACTCAATTGAATGAGTAATTTTACTCAATGCACTTCATAATGTGCGTTTAATGGTGCATTTTGCAATCATTAGTGTCATTTAAGGGACTTTATGGTGGATATTAGGCAAAAAAAGGGCGGCATTGTAGAAACAAACCGCCGAACCATTAGTCTATGAATCACAAAACTACATAAAAAAACCCAGCTTTTTACACTGGGTTAAACCAAACTATGAATCAAACCAAACAACCTAAATTGAACCATCCTGTAATGGCTCATCATTCGTGTCATCCACTCTACGATAACCTTCCTTCCACAGGACTTTAGTCAAAGTTATTGATTTTTTAATGATAGCTAATTCACTATCAGTTGGGTTAAGAATGTGTAATGCTTCGTGTATCAATATTTCAAAATGTTTCTTGCCCTTCAATCGTGGGTCTAAATAAATAATACCATCACTTTCAGCTATGCCGTGTGCCTGTTCCCTTCCAAGTTTCTTGTATATGATTTTAATTCTCACGCTTTTAATATTGCTTCATCAGGTCGTTCAATCTCTTTAACTTGTATTCTTTGTCCACCTCGTATTTTGGCTAACATCTTTGTAACCGAATCTACTTCGGTTAACATCTCCTGATACTTTTTAACTAACCAGCTTTCTTGCTCGTTTAATGACATCTTATTCCATTTGCTAGGCATACGCATTTTAAAATACTTTATTTTTTATTATTCTATGATTACGAACACGATAGTCCCCATTAGTTTCCTTTTCAAGAACTGCGAAACCTTGATTATAAGAATCTATATGTTTGCAATATTCAACGTTTGGGTGCATTAAATGACCCGTCGTATATGTTGTAAATATTTCCCCATCAAACTGATTTTTGGTCGTGTATTCGCTTGTACGATGGCAATGCGAAGCAATGGCGGATTGTCTTACTCTATCATAAAGTGTTTTAGCTGGGCTTACCCCTGAACCCCTCTTGAATGTAGTGTCTCCGTGAATTATTGGTAAATGACCGAACTTAATATGGTCTATATCTTTAATCGGTTTTATATTAAACGCATTCAATCTAAAAATATCTTCAATCTCAAACAAATCTATTCCTAACAGTTCAGGTGCTTTTGTCCGCATATATCTTTGGTATCTTGCTTCGTGGTTTGCATCAAGGTTGTAGTAAATAGTAATATCAGGAAATACCTTTCTAATGTAACCCAGCATCTCAAGAATTGACTCGTATTCCTCATCAAACTTTCTCATTCTTGGGTCTTTTTGGAAATCACTTAATTGATAAAAATCACACACATCGCCATTCATAAATAAACTATCAATCCCCTCTTTTATCAGGTATTCAAAACAAATATCTATTGCGGTTGGGTCGTGGAATGGAACTTGCAAATCACTAATAAATCCCATTTTCTTAATTCCAATTGGTAGTGAAAATACTACCTTTTCTTCTACCCAAGTAGGCGGTTGTACAAAGTTTACACTTGTTCTTTTATATTCCTCGTGAAAGTCTTTATTGCTAGATTTCATTGTTCCTAACTTACCCCTGTAATATCTTATTAGGCTTCGGATTTGTTCCTTATCTTCAAAGTGATTTGAGTTTTCCTTGTAGATTAAACTTGCAAGGGTATGTGATGGCATCCACGAAGGATACTTCCCCAAGTAGTCAATAATTATTTGACCACTCATAGTTCGTTTGCTTCCAGCCATATTGTTAGGTTTGTTTATGCCATCATTGAATCCCTCACCAAATCCGCTTCACTTTCTCTACGAACAACCAAGCCATCCAATCCGCGATTTTCCCAAAGTCGTTTACTTCTTTCAATCTGCTCCGCAATTCCTTCATAATCCTGTTTAGCAATCAAATCAACTATTGCCCTCATTTCTAATCTTGAATCTCCTTCTAATTTATTGCCTCTATTGTAAACCATTGAAACCAATGCACCTTGAGTATCCTCATTTAATAAATCCATATTAGGATAAATTTTCTTTGTCATTGCGTAGTATCTAGGTAGTGAACTTTTAACGAAAACTTCGTATGCCGTATTGTATGGTATTCTAACATTTAGAACTTCGCCTTTAATCATTCCTTTAACTTTTTCACCTTTTAATCCGCATAATGGTTTTAATGCGTTAACAAAGTTTAAATTCAAATTACCTGACCAATCTAGTAAAAATTGCTTTTCGGTGTTATAACCCATATCGTACCCAATTCCAATTGTGCATCCGCTTTCACCACCTGCCCACATAGGCTTTTGGTATTTCTTTTCGTACACTTGCCTTCCACCAATTTCGTGCTGGATAATTAGGTCTATGGATTTGCGACTAATCATAATTTACTATTTACTAAATTTATCTATTGTAGTTAGTCCAGCAAATGCCATTACCATATAAAATATCAATTCGGCTAATTTGTCGCCTTTAGTTGCTATATAAACCCCAAACAAAATAAACGCACCAATTGTGGATAATATTCTTTTATGAGACATACTACCCCTTTCATCGCTTAACATTGAAATAAAGAAATCTTTTATACTCATAGTGTTATTTTTTTATAAATACCTACCGAATATTGGTTGGTTGTAGCACCTAATGTAAATAAGCCGTTTTTAGGCATTTTAAACGCTAAACCGAACCCAAACCCCACTTTCTTGTCAAACTCCCTATAATCACCTAAAACACCCCAATAAACCGCAAATTTAGGTGGCATTATCTTCGTTGTTTGTATTCTTATCTCTTTTTGTACGAAATGACCTCCATATCCCCTGCCTAATATCTTGTTTTGGCTAATGGTGTCGGAAACATAAACATATTGAGCAGAATCCAGCTTTAAGGTATCGTAATACGCATAAATGCGGTTATAATCGTTTATTATGCGTATAGTGTCGTGAACCTCATCAATTTTGACAATTGTGTCTAAAACTACAAAAGGGATGCTTTCACCCCTCTTATATTTTACTATGTTTTTAATCTCAACAATAGTATCGTACTTCGTTATTACTATTGGCGGATTTGATTTCTTTGGCTCAAGAACCAACACTAAAACCGCTATTATTAATATGGCAGTTATTATGTCCTTCATCGGTCTTGTTTGTTTTGTAGTGCAATTGCAAGTTTATTTATTTGGTCAGAAATGTTATCTAGTTTTTTGCTTAAGTTGTCATCTTGTTTTTCCACCATACTAACACGAATTTCTAATTCTTTTAGCTTTAGTGAAATCTTAACATAGATTCCGATTAACCCAATGACAATAACTATTGCCTGACCAATTATAAATAAAGTTGTGTTCATTACAATTCTTCTTCTTCTTCTTTAATAAATGTGATTCCTGTTGTCCAATTTTCAAGGAAAGTAAAGTTTTCTAAACCTTGTGGGTTTACCACAGGAATAGGAGTAAAGTCAAACTCCTTGTTGCTTAATTCTTTAACTTGTTCAGTTAGTTTCTTAATAGCTTCTTTGGTAAAAGAATATTCCCCTTTCTCGTTTAAGATAAGGATGTCATTCTCTTTTGTGGAAGCATTGTCAAGTCTTAATTCCTCTACTTTAGCTTGATAATCTTCGTGATGCTTCTTAATCTTCTCGTAGATTTTAAATAGCTTCTTTTGAACTTTTGTTTCATGGTTGCCGATTACGACATTAATGCTGCTTACTAATTGCAATAGTTGTTTGTACTTCATACGTTGTTTTTATTTGTAAAGATATATAGATTTTATTTATTCCACGGCAAAGGTAAATTTATAATCGGTGGGTTTTTTTGGTACTCTATTTGAGCAGCTAAGTTTGTATCTAAAGCTTCTACGTCAATACCTGCTTCTAACCACGCACACACTTGCTCGTAAGTTAAATCTTCGTAATCCGTAAAGTCAGTACCTGAAGGTGTAGCACAAGCCATTGTTCCGTAAACTTCTGCAAAGTATTCTGCATCTTGTCCTTGATAACGATAGTGTACTGTCTTAACTACATCGGTTAAACCATCTTCGCTTGGTGCGGTGTCTAATTGGGAAACTACCCATTTTGTTTCTAATGCCATTTTTATTTGTTTTTTTTTATTATACAATCATTAATACTCCTGCGCTGCTATACAAGTCACCACTTGATAACCCTGCGCTTGATGTGGGAAGTGAACTAATATTTATAGTGTTTGTTTTAATTCTTAACCTTTCAGTTCCACCAATATAATTTATAATATAACCCGCATTGGTATTAATTAGTAACCCACCTGCTGAGTCATTTCTAAAGTCAGTGAAATTTGAGCCGCCATAAGATAGCCTTAATTGCTCTGCCGTATTTACAACAGTTAATGTTTTTGCTGGTGCAGTAGTACCTATACCTACGTTACCTGCGTTAGTCATATAAATAGGAATAACACTATCGGTAGTATTTTTAAAATAACCACCTGCGCTATCAGAAGATAATGACCAATTCTTACTACTTGTTCTTGACCAAGTTACTACATTTTCAGCACTACTACTAAAGGTAGCTGCACCTGTTGAGGCTATGCGTAATCTTTCTACGGAATCAATTGTAAATATTAAAGGATATGCTTGTAGTACTCCAACATAAGCAGCATTATTTATAACACCTGTTGTTGTTGCTCCCGAATTATTAAAACCTATAACAGTATTTGCAACACCCGAAGCAGTAATAAGTACTCTTGTATTTGCAGATGTGCCTGTAAAAGTTGATTCAGTTGCGGCTGCTATTGTTGAACTAAATGTAGCTGCACCTGTTGCTAAAACACTAAATAATGAAACTGCTCCATTATATGGTTGAACTACAAAAGCATTGTGTGAACTTGTTGAACCACCTCTTACAACTAATCCTTCCCCTGTTGCAGATGTATTATAAATTACTGCTGCATAATCACTAGCAGTAGAATGGTTAACTAATAATCTCCCACTAAACCTACCCGTTCCGTTTACATCTAGCAAGTATGATGCTTCAGTAGGTGTACCGATTAATAATCTACCACTAGCCGTTAAGGTCATTGCTTGGGTGAAAGTAATAGCTGCACCTGCCGTTCCTGAAGGAGCATTGTACCATTGATGTTGACCATTTAATTGCTGATAATATGAAGCAGTATTAGTATTAATATAAGTAAAACTACCTGCTGAATTTACATAAGCATTAGAGGCAAATGCAGCCATATTATTTTCACTTCTTCCAAATATGCTTGAACCATTTGCTCCAAATTGAAATGCTTGAAATGTTGAATACCACGCACTCGGTGTAACACCTAAACCTAAATTGCCTGAAGCGTTGAGTATCATTTTTGGACTTGCAGCAATATTAAAATAAAGCTCACTTGCATCTAATGTAAATCTTTTGTAAACAGTATTAGCATTATTAACAGTTGTAAAATATGGACCACTTGCATCATAATCAAAATTGTACATATTTGTACCATTACTAATTTGCACTAAACCTCCTGTGCTTGTAGTTTTCCCAATTAAAATATTAGTTCCATTATCATAAACTAAACTATTCCCTATTGTATATGTACCATTTATTTTAGGTAAATAACCCGATGTCCAAGTTCCACTTGCTAACACAGGATTAGTTAAAGCGTTTTGCTTATTGTTAAATGTTGTCCAATCCGCACTTGATAATGCACCTCTATTTGTTGCACTTGCAGTAGGTACATTTAAAGTAATTACAGGAGTTGTTGTACTATTTGCAACAGTTGAACTTAAATCAGTTCCGCTTGTTCCTATTGTTAAAGCAGCTACCGATGTAACTGTTCCACCTGTTAAATCACTTGTAAGAGCCAATGTTCCTGTTGCATTAGGAAGGGTGTAATATTTAACAGTATTATTTGTAATACTACTTACATCAAAAACTACATTTTTATAGTTTGTTGTTCCTGTATTAAAACTAATAGTTAATTGAGTTGTTCCTAGAGCAGAAATACCTGTATATCCTGCACTGCCACCTGTGCTACTTGATACATATTGTTTAAATGATAATGAACCGCCTTGTGTAGTATTTCCATCAACTTTTAATGAATTTGATGTTAAATTATAAATACCTAAATCAACCGCACCTGTTGCACCTGTATATGGAACAAGTCCTGTTATTGAAGGAATGTCGCTAGTCAAAGCCAAAGTTCCTGTTCCATTAGGGAATGTAAAAGTATATCCTGTTGCAGATGGTAAAGTGAAAGTGTTACTAATTCCCCCACCACTTGTGAACTTAACCCCATTGGTTAATCCACCAATATTCATATATCCTGCTAATGAGTTACTTGAAGCATTTTGTAAGAATATGCCTCCGTTGTTTTTAGTAGCATCCGAAAAGGTCTTTGTGCCACCTATTGTTTGAGCAGTAGTTAAATCTACATAGTTTGCTAGATTGCTTGTAAGGGCTATTGTACCTGTTGCAGCAGGGAAGGTATAAGAATAAGCAGTTGTTGGGTTAAAATTTAAGGTGTTTATTAATGGACTTCCACCACTATCAGGAAATGTTATATCTATTCCTCTACCAAAAGCATTGCCTCCAATATTAACATAACCACTTAAAACTGATTGTATTCCATTTTTTAATAAAATAGAACCATCTCCTTTTATAATACCACTAAAAGTCTTTGTACCTGCTATCGTTTGAGTTCCTGTCGTTATTAACCCCCTTGCAGTTGCACTCGCATCAGGAATGTTAAAAGTATGCGTAGCCGTTGTACTTGAAATATTGAAATCCGTTCCAGTCGTTCCTGTTGCAAAATACTGCACTTGAGCAGTCAAACCATTTAACGCAGTTATTCCTGTGCTGAATGTTGTTATAACTTGACACAAATGAGAATCTTGAGTATGAACTGTTGTAGTCTTTCCACCACTATTCGTAGCATATAATTTAACCGCTAACCTATCCGTTAATGTTAAAGTAGTAGCTGGAACTGTCATCCCAAAAGTGTAAAGATTTAAGTTTACACCATCATATAAAATCTCATTGCTACTTGTAGAAATCAAAGTAAAAGTCGTTCCATCGTACTTATAAAGTTCTGCGTACATCTGCGGAGTACCACCATTAGCACTCATTGAAGCATAAATCTCATAGTTCCAATTACCTGCTGGAATATTTAATTGTGCAGGGTCGTTAGCATCCGTTAAGAAAGCTACTATAAAACCATCCCCTGATTTAGTGAAATCAACACCTGTTCCCGTGTCAGCAGTTTTACTCATTTCGTAATAAGTAGTACCACCAATAGTGCCTTGACTTGTTCCTCCGTTAAGATAATACGAAACCGAAGAACCGCCACCGCCACTTGAAGGGAAATCTGCTAAAGTACCATCTCCCCTGATATATTGTGAAGCATATCCTGCTCCTGTTACTGCAATCGTTCCATTAGCCGTTAAGGGGCTATTTGCGACACTAAAAGCACTCGGCATAGATAAACCTATGGAAGTGATTAAAGTAGGGAAGGTTGTCAAGTTTCCTGCTCCGTTTACATATTGCCCTGAAGTACCCGAAAACGCAAAAGCTAAAGTTCCAGCGGTTGTTATTGGTGAACCTGTGATTCCAATCGCACTTCCTGTTATAGATGCAGCCACCGATGTTACAGTTCCATTTTGTCCGTTTGATTTTTGCCAAGTTCCACTTCCGTATAACACCCAATCACCCACCGCAAAAGTTATAGGACCAGCACCAAAATTCACGGTTCCAGCAACATTACACAAATACATATCCCCTGCATCACCTGTTCCGTTTACTAATGTCGGAGTATTTGTTGCAGCATTCCAAGTACCTAAATAAGTAACCACCGATGAAGGTAATTGAGATACAGGAACTTTTCCACCACTATCCAAAGTTGCTACACCATTAGCAGCACCCAAAGGAACTGAACTAACAACTCCACTTGTAGCCGTTAAAACTCCATCTAAATTTCTAACCTTCGCACCTGCTGTTATAACCAATTGATTGCTCATAAATATTTTTTATGCGTACCTTAAATTTGTTTCATTTTTAATTTGACCTACAAGCCTTGCATTCAGTGTTGTCCTTTTCATTCCAATGGAATTAGCAGCCTCTTGTATTCCATCATAAAAAACTCCATTCTCTATATTAAAAATTAACTTTCTTTTTTTAATCCCACCCTTTATGCCATTTGCCTTTCCAACCATTTTACCTGTTTTAGATACAGCTAATCTTTGTTTTTCTGTTGATTTTCTTAATCCCATCTTAACCGAATGTAATTGATTTTGAGAAGCATTTACCCATTCCAAATTACAAGCTAAATTATTTTTCTTATTGCCATCTATATGATTAACCTGTGGCTTATTGTCAAAATTACTTACATAAGTATTAGCAACAAGTCTATGAATTGTAAATGTTTTTATTGCCACATTATTTCGTAAGTTTATTAATGAATATCCACTATTAGATACTGATTGCTTTAAATACCTCATATTTATCAAACTAAATATTCTGCCATCAGTTGTAACTAAATAGTTTGGATATCCTTTTATTTGTTTCATAGTTTTTAATTTAATCTATTGAAAAAGACTGCGAATATACTCCCCACTTTCTAAAACCCTTCCAAATGTTAATGTTCCTGTTGAACTTGTCCATTTAACTTGCTCATCCACAGGTGTACCTGTTATCAATATGTCCTGAACATCAATACCACCACGAGAAACATATAGACAAGATTTTCCAATCATATCCGTATAAGTAATACCTGTTTCTCCACCTGCTGCAACGAATCCTTTTGTGTAAACCGCACCACCAGCAACAATAATTGTTCCACTTGGATTGATTGTCGTTCCTGTTGTTCCATAAGCACCTGTACCCTGTAACGCTACACTATACGTTGCTATGTCCTTGTAAGGTGCGTTTATTTGTAAACTTGTTAAATTAC